CGCCTGCTCGAATCCGCCGCGCCCCGGGGCCGGGGCCGTGCGCACCAACCTGTGGCTGCCGAGGCGCTGGCCGATGAATTCAAGCGTGACGAGATCAATGCATGGGTCGGCGTTCGCTGCGCTTCCGGCGACCGTCGCCCGCTGGTCGGCCCGCTCGACGCGCAGGCTCAGGGCCTCTGGGCCTGCACCGCGCTGGGCTCGCGCGGCCTGAGCTTCGCCGCGTTGTGCGCCGAACTGCTGGCCGCGCAGTGGCACGCAGAGCCGTTGCCGCTGCCGGCCACGCTGGCCAGGGCGCTCGGCACCCAACGGCTCTGAAATCAGCCCGCGCCTGCCGCGCGATACGCCATCAGCAGCGCCATGCAGATCACCAGCACGAAGAAGTACCTGCGCAGAGTCCGCTCGTCGAGCCGGGTCGCAAGCCGCGCCCCGGCCGCCGTGCCGACCCACTTGGAGCCGGCAACGTGGATGATTTCGCGGCGGCGCATCGCCAGCACGGTATCGCCGGCCAGAATGTCGCGGTCGGTTTCGAGATCCTGCGGGCCGATCGGCGCGGCAGCGTAACCAACAGCACCGGGACCGAACAGGAACGAGGTATAGACGCCAGCGGCGGCCGGCAGGCCGTCGTCAACGATCACGCGCTTGCCCATGTAGTACGGCACGCGGGCCTGCGACAGTGCGTCCACGACGTACACGATCAGGCCATCTTTCGCCAGCTTGTTTTCGACCGCGGAGTGCATGGCGATCGCGGTCAGGCTGTCTTTCGCGTCGCCGAGCTTCTGCGTGGCGTCGAGGAAGGTTTCGCCGGTAAACACGGCAGCGGCGCCGGTTGCGCCGGACACGTCATGCAGGTTGCCGGCCATCGAGGTGGCGGCGAACACGCCGGACAGCGTGGCGATCAGCTCGCGCTGATCCTGGCGCGCCCAGTAGCCCGCCAGCAGGTCCATGATCGCTTTCGCCGGGTCGGCGCCGGCCATCACGCCGGCCAGGTCGTTGACGCCCCACGCCTTGCCGCGGCCGAGCACAACGGCCACCTGAGCGCCCGCGGTAATCTTGCCGGCAGTCAGCGGGTTGGAGTCGGACAGCACCTCGGCGTCGCCGGTCAGGTCGGCAAAGTGCGGCAGGTTCAGCGTACCGCCGCCGTTCGGCAGTTGCAGGCCGGCGATCGGTGCGACGATGCCGGACTGCCACAGCGCGGACAGTTCTCGGGTGCGCTGTACGCCGTACTCGGCCCATGCGTCGGGAGTGATGATGTCGGAGATTTTGGTGGTCATGCGTTGCCCCTTTACTTGGCGCCGGCCGCTGCGGCTTTCAGTTGCGCAGCCAGTTCCGGCTTGGTTTTCATCAGTTGGATTTGCTGCGTGAGGTTCCAGCTTTCCTTCGCCCACGGGTTCACCGTGCCGTCACCGCCACGGCTGCCAGGCGCACCGCCGCCGCTATTGCCGCCGCCGCTGACGTACCACTTGCCGGCGTCACTCGCGGCCCATTCGGCCACAGCCTGCGCAAGCGGCTTGTCGCCCAGGTAAGCGCCATAGACGCCCGCCTCGGCCTTCACGGCAGCGCCAGCGCGCAGCATTGCGCGTGCGCCGTCGATCAGTTGCGGCAGTACGCCAGCCTTCGCCAGCGCGTCGGACAGGCCGGCGTCGATCAGATGGCGCGACAGCGCGCCGTCTTTCTCGGCCAGCGCCGCGGCTGCGCGCTCGGCTTCCGCCTTTGCGCCCTTCTCGGCCTTCGCCAGCCTTTCGGCCAGCGCGTCACGCTCGGCCACGACCGCCTCATGCTCGGCCGGGTCGATTTCTGCGCCGCGTGCCTTCGCCTTTGCGGCTTTCAGCTCGGCCAGCAGTTCGCGGTTTTTTGCGCTCAGGCTGTCGATAGATGCCAGCGCGGTTTCCAGTTGGGTTTTCAGATCGTTGTCGCTCACGTTTTGTCCTCGGGACGTTGCGGGGCGCAGCCCCAAAAAAACACCCGCACAGCACAGCCGGGCGGGTGAATGAAAAAACCTGGCACGCGGCCCGGTCGGTTATGGTTTTGTCAGGTCGTCCAGCTCTGCCAGCGTCAGCGGGCGGCCGTCCTGGTCGATCAGTTGCGCAAGCGTGTAGTCGCCACGGCGCCAGCGCCGCGCACGGGTAGCGCCGAGCATGGCGTCCTGCTCACCCGGCGTTTTCGTGCGAAGCCAGTCCTCGAACGACCATGCGGCGTCCTTCGGGCCGTCCGCGCTCGCCTGCGTGCCTTCGAGCCGTTCTTCCATGTCCAGCAACGGGATCAGCGTTGACCGGCAATTGAAGTGCGCGGGCGGCCGGCTGAACTTGACGTGATGACCGCCGATCGGCTTGCCGTCCAGCGTCCACCGCAGGCCCGAGCGCGACTGGCACGTCGTCGAGGTGCGCGCGTCCAGCGTGGACAGCCATTGCAGGCCGGCAACAATGTCGTCATTGGCCGCATACGTTGCCATGCGCGCGCCGTTGGCAACCGTCTGGACACTGGTTCGCACCAGCGCCTCGGCGTGCCGCACGGCCACGGCTCCAGACTGCGCGATTTCGCGCCTGAGCTGGTCCGTCGTGGCGCCTTCCACCATCCCGCGGCGGATCGTGCGCACAAACGACACGCTCGCCGCCCGGCCCTGATCGGCCCACCAATCGGCGGCAGGCCCGCCGAGGATCAGCTCGCGGTCAACGATGGCGGCCAGCATATCCGGCGCCGGCATACCAACGGTCGCCACGCTGTACGCCGTGGCGATGCTGTTGCGCGCCGCCCGTGCCTCAATCTGCGCCAGTCCGCGCAAGTCCGCGTCGAGCCGTTCTCCGGCCTGCTTGTAGCCGGCATCCACCAGCGCCGCCACGTCAGCGAGCAGCGCATCGAGGCGCGCCGCCTGGTAGTCGGTCAGCTTGCGGCCGGCCACGCGGCCGACCACATCCCGCACCACTTGGTCGAGGATTTGCGCCACCTCTTGCCGCAACCATGCGTCGTGACGCTGTAGCAGAGTCGCCCGCTGGTACACGCTGTCGATGATTTGCGACAGGAGCAGCATCACACCACCCCGCGCGGCGTGGCCGTAGCGATCCGGTCGGACTCGGTTTCGTAGTCCACGCCGTCAGCGATCAGCTCGCCGGCCCGCAGGTTGTGGAATAGCGTCTCGTGCGAAATCGCGCCCGCCTGCCACGCCTGCACCAGCGCCGTCAGCTCTTGCGCGCTCATGCTGTCCGGCAGGTAGTCGGTATTCAACGCGATCAGCACCTCGCCCGGTACTGCCGCCCACTCGCACGCCATCGTCAGCGCCCGCGTGACGCCTTCGCTCGCGGCCCGCGCCAGGCTGGCGAGGACGCTGTTTTCGCCGCCCCGCTTGATCGCCTGCGCGACGCCCGACTCGGCCGCCGCCTTGTCTTGCGACAGGATGCGAGCGCCAAGAGTCGCCATTTGCTGCTCTTTGCGGTCGAGCAGCTTAAACAGCGCGTCCAGCCCTTGCCCCGTGTATTCGAGGAACTGCACTTTTGCCTCGGGCTCGCCAAACACAAGCGCCCGGTCGCAGCCGATCGTCAGCGATTCGCCTTCCTCGGCGTGGTGGCCCGTTACTACCATCGTCGGAATGCCGCCGATATGCGCGCCGCTTTCGAGGTCGGCCGCGCTGCGGTAGTGCGACAGGTTGACGTTTACCAAGTCAATCAGCGGCGGCTTGCTGGCACGCGACTCGATGCCGCGGGCGCCGATCAGCACGAACGGCAGATAGGGCAGCGGATTGCCACCCATCAGCGGCGCGCGCTCGTCCACCACCACCAGCTCGCCGGCAGCGTTGCGCCGGTAGAGTCGTTGCACATAGGCGCCGTCCACCAGGACAAGCTCGCGGAACTGGTCAACCACCGGGCCGGCGCCAGCCTCGGCCAGCACCACGCGCACCAGGCGCGTTTTCCCGCCCACCTGGCCGCGGCGCTGGCGGCATGTCCACCAGCAGGCCCACGCGACCGCAGACGACCATTTCCTCCATCACCTGCTCGCACCAGGACGCAAGCGGCGTCCCGTCGCCGTCCACGTCGGCGGCGTCGAACTTCTCCGGCAGCGTCACGGCGGGCGCCTTGCGGAACACCAGGCCCGTCAAGCCGTCCACCGTGCGCCCGGTCGCGTTGTAGAACGGCGCGCGCTGGACATACGCCAGATAACGCTCGTCCGTCTGGTCGGCCAGGCGCGGCAGGTACGCCTCGCCGGCTGCGTGGATTGCGTCCTCGCCCTCGACGGCATCGCGGCAGCGTCGCCACTGCGGCGCATACTTCGCGTGTTCGGCGTGCGGCGTGTTGATTTGCTGCGCCATGCGCTCCCCCGTAGAAATGCAAAAGCCGGCGATTTGCCGGCCTTTCGTTGTTGGATGGTACGTTGCCCCGTTCAGGCGCCAGAAAACCGCGCCACGGCCACGGAACGGCGCGCAACCGGGAACAAATGCGCCAGCGGGTAGCCGCCCGCGTCGATAACGTGGTCAACGCCGCTAGATTTGTCCGGCTCGCCGTTCTTGTCGTAAGCCTGTTGCTCGAACGCCTCGGTCAGCTTCGGGCAGCGCGCCACGTTGACCCGTAGGCGACGCTCGCCGCTGCCGTTCAGGATTTGCCCATTCACCGCAAGCACACGGTCGCGGACGGCCGGGTTCGTGCTGTTGACCCGCAGCACCAGGCCGGCGCCGCGCAGAATCGACAGGTCGGACACGCTGGCCGCCTTGCTGCTCTTGTTTTGGCCGCTGGCGTCCGGGTAGACCGTCACAGCGCGTCCTTCCTTCCATCGCTCGCAGATGATGCGGGCCATTTCCGGCGTATCTCGAACGCCGGTCAGCTCGTCCACCGCATACGGCCGGCCGTCGCGCACGACGTACACGACCGCCGCCATCGCGTTGACGTTGAAGTCCATCCCGATATGCAGCGGCTCGCCCGGCCGCATTTCCGCGTCGCAGCCGTTGAGCTTGCGGTCGAAGTCCGGGTACACGGCGCCGGACAGCAGGTTGACGAACTGGCCGCGCAGGTACGCTTTAATCAGGCTCGGCGGGTAACTATCGACCATGGACGAAATGTAATCGTCCGGCAGGTTCGCCTCGTTGTCCCAGGTCGAAGCCTGGACTAGCCCGTATAACGCCGCGCGCTGCGGGTCGCGGTTCGCCTCGCGCACGAACTGCTCATAGGTGAACTTGAAGCCTTCCGGCGTCGTGGTCACGTCAACGCGGTTGCGCAGGCCGTCCGCCTGGTAGCGCATTCGCGCAATGACCTTGCGCCATGCAATGCGCGCCTTGGCCGTTTTCATCACGTCCAGCTCGTCAACCAGTGCGTGTCCGACCTTGAAGCCGACGATTGTCTCCGGGCGCTCCATCGACCGGCAGATAATCGTGCCGCGCGATCGGCGCCCCTCGAAAACGTGGACCTCTTTGTTCCCCTCGTTGACCTTGACCCGCAGCCCCCAATCGGCGGCGACTTCCTCGACTGTCGGGTAGAAAATGTCGCGGATTTGCGGGAACGTCGGCGCGAAATATCCGGCGTTGATCCTCGGATGCTCCCAGGCGTGCGCCATCAGGCCAGCGCACCCGACCCAGGTTTTCCCCGAGCCGAAGCCGGCCACAAAGCCGCGGAACTTGTGAGGCAGCGCCAGGAATTGCGCCTGCGGCACGTTAAGGCTCGGCATCGTCGCCCCGCTTTCGTGCGTCCTGGACGTTCACCGTTACCTTTACCGGCGTCGGCGGCGTGTCGTCGTCGCCGGCGTCCTGCGGTTTGTCGCGCCACCGGCCGCGCTGGCGGTTCTTCAGCCAGAAGATCGCCGCAGCCGTGTCTGGAGGGTAGTGCTCGACATACGGCACGCGCTCAACCTGTCCAGCCACCACCATGATTTTTTCGGCTTCATGGCTGTAGCCGAGCGCGCGATGGAACAGCTTGTCCGCCACCTCGGCGTCAGACAGGATCTTGCCGGCCTTTATGGACTCCGAAAATTCCGGATGGTCGTTCTTCCACTTTCCGACCGTAGACGCTGCGACCTCGAAAAACTCCGCAAGCTCTACGTCCGTCGCCCCGAGCCGGCACAGCTTGCGCGCCTGCTCTGCAAACTCCGCGCGGTATCTGGTTGGGCGGCCAACAGGAGCCGCCGCTTTTTTTCGCGCCATGCGTCCCCCTCTTGGCTTTCGTTTCAGGCAGAAGCGCCCGCCCTACGGACGACCACCAGGCGGCCGGCCAGCGACCGGCGCAGCGGACAGTGCTGCTTGTCGTCCATGTAGCGGAACGTCACGGCATGGCGCTCGATCGAGAACACCGAGGCAAGCCGGCTAGACGGCATCGCCACCACATCACCAACATGCAACCCCAACGCCTCGCGCACCATGACGCCCCCTTGAATGAAAAAGCCCGGCTCGAAGGCCGGGCAATATGCTGCGACTGCTTGATCTTGTACCGCCGGATTCTTGTCGAAGGCCGGGCAATATGCTGCGACTGCTTGATCTTGTACCGCCGGATTCTTGCCACCGGCTGAGATACGGACCACCGCCTTTCCAGCACTGCAAAACTTGATGCCGCAAAATAGCAAAGCCCCGCTCACTGGCGGGGCTTGTTGTTCGTGTGGCCGACTGGCGCGTTACGCTGACTGCGCAAAATCCCGCTCAAGCTGACTGGTGATCAGCGTGTTCAGGCTGGTTCCGAGCCTTGCGGCCTCAAGAATCAGGCGGCGGTGAAGCTCCGGCTGCATACGCAAAGCCAGCTTGCCGCTAACCTGGCGCAACGGCTCAATGCCCCGCGCCTGGCACTCTTCAAGAAACACCTTGAGCGACTGCTCGCCCTCGCGCTTCAACCCCGCGATGTCTGCCGCGTAGAAGTCCGCGCCGCCGTTCAGGTTGACGAACTCGCCGCGGAACATCTCGATCTCGGGGTCGTACACGATCACAGCCTGGTGGCCGGAAATCGTCATCACGTTGTTCATGGCTTGACTCCGTTCTCATTGAGCCATTGGCGGATAGATGCAACCGCACCCTTGTCCGTATCCGGCGTGGGATGCGGCCGGTGGAAAACCCGCACCTGCCCGAACAGGAACACCGCAACACGGGAACCCTCGCGCTCGCCGATCTCAGCGCCTAGCTCGGTAAACAGCGCCTCGATGTCGGGCCACTTCACCCCGCCCGGCGTCGGGCGAGAGAAGATCAGCTGCAAGGTGCGCTTGTGCTTGGTTTTCATGTCTAAATGATACTATGTTTTGATACTAGGTCAAGCCATTGAGCAGCCAAGGCGCCGGGCTTCCACCGGCTGCCGGCCTTCGCCGTCTGCCACGCGCCGAGCGCGTGGGCTTGCTCTACGCGCTTGCCGGCTCAAGCATGTCGCTTTGCCGGCATATGCGCCGCTGTATCAGCGCCAACCCCTTACCAGTGACCAGCGTCTTGCTGTAGATATGGCGCTCGCCACGCGGGTCGCTGTACTGGCGCTCGATCACCCGGAAGTGACCGGCGTCAACGTGGCGCTGATACGGCAGGTTGTTCGCCATCAACATGCCTTCATCACGCAAGAACTGATACAGCCGATTTGGGCCAGTGCCAAGCACCTTTGCAACCTCCTGCACCGTCTGGCAGTTGATCGCCTCGGTAACGGCCTGGTGAAACTCGACCGCAGGGGCCTGTTCCTGCACCTTGGCTTCCAAGGCCACCACCTTGTCCGAATAGTTGAGTAGCGCCGCCCGCAGTTTGCGCGGGTCAGCCAGCAGCGCGTCCGGGTCTAGCGCCGCCTTGGCGCGTCGCTCGCAC